CTTCCCCTATTCAACGATAACGATCACGCCCCACCGGCGAGGACCGCCCATGTCTGCATTCCCGAAAAAGAACCCGCTCGACTTCAAAACCCAGTACGGCCTTGGCTTCGATCCGCAAGACGATGAGATCGTGGTGGACTTCTTCTGCGGTGGCGGCGGCGCCGGTACCGGGTTGGAGATGGGCCTCGGCCGGCCAGTCACCGTGGCCAAGAACCACAGCCCGGCGGCCATCAGCATGCACACTGCCAACCACCCGGCGGCGCGCCACTTCACCACCGACGTCTTCGACGGTGACCCGGATGAGGAATGCCAGGGCCGGCCGGTTGGCTGGTTCCACATGAGCCCCGATTGCACCCACCACAGCCAGGCCGCTGGCGGGCAGCCGCGCAAGCACGAAATCCGCAATCTGTCGTGGATCGGCCTCAAGTGGGGCGGCAAGAAGAAGCCGCGCGTTATCAGCCTTGAGAACGTTAAGCAGATTTTGCAGTGGGGCCCATTGATCGCGAAGCGCGACAAGGCTACCGGGCGCGTGGTTACCCTTGACCTGGTACCGCATCCAACCAACCCGAAGAAGTTCATAAACCGCGTGGCTGAGCCGGGCGAGCAAGTCCCGGTATCCAACCAGTTCCTGGTACCGAACCCCAATCGCCGTGGCATCACCTGGCGCCGCTTCGTCCAGCTGCTGGAAGGCATGGGCTACCAGGTGGAATGGCGCATTATCAAGGCGTGCGATTACGGCGCCCCGACCAGCCGCGAGCGCCTGTTCATGATCGCCCGCTGCGACGGGCAGCCCATCGTGTGGCCAGATCCTACCCACGCCAAACACCCAGCCAAGGGCCAGCAGAAGTGGCGCACCGCCGCCGACTGCATCGACTGGAGCGTGCCGAGCAAGAGCATTTTTGGCCGCAAGAAGGACTTGGCCGCCGCCACCCTGCGCCGGGTCGCCAAGGGCATGAAGAAGTTCGTGCTGGACAACCCGCAGCCCTTCATCGTGCCGATCGCGAACTGGTCGGGCGAATTGGCTCAGTCAGCCCAAGAACCGCTCCGCACCGTCACCTCCTGGCCGCGCGGAGGCAGTTTCGCCATGGCCAGCCCTACCTTGGTGCAAACCGGATACGGTGAGCGTGTGGGGCAGCAGCCGCGAGTTCCTGGGCTGGACCGGCCGCTGGGCACGGTCGTCGCCGGGGGCGTAAAACATGCCCTGGCATCGGCGCACCTGGTCAAGTTCCGCTTCAACAGCGAGGGATCACCGGTCACGGATCCGGTACCGACAATCACCAGCGGCGGCAACTACAAGCGGCCAGCAGGCGCCGCCCACGCCATGGGCGTCTGCACCGCGTTCATTGAGCAAGCAAACGGGGGGTTCAACACCACGCCAGCCAAGGGCGCGGACGAGCCACTGACCACGGTCACCAACACCGGCAGCCAGCAGCGCCTGGTGACTGCCAGCCTGGCCACGCTGCGCCGCAACTGCGTAGGGCGTGCAGTAGATGAGCTGGTGCCGACAATGACCGCCGGTGCCGAGCACCACGCCCTGGTCGAGTACAAGCTATCACCGGAGCACGAGGAAGGCGCCCTACGCGTCGCCGCGTTCCTGATCAGCTACTACGGGACGGAGAACACCAGCGCCTGCGACGCCCCAGCGCCGACAGTGACGACCAAGGATCGCCTGGGCTTGGTCACCGTATTCGTGAGGGGCATGCCGTATGTGATCGTCGACATCTGCCTGCGCATGCTGCAGCCGCACGAGCTCTACCGCGCTCAAGGATTCCCGGCCAGCTACATCATCGACAAGGGCGCCGACGGCAAGCCGTTCACCAAGACCGAGCAGGTGCACATGTGCGGCAACAGCGTCAGCCCGCCGCCGATGGCTGCCCTAGCCCGCGCAAATGACCCTTGGCGATCAGCCACTGCCCAGGCTGTTGCAGCCTAGTCTTCGACAAGTCGGAACTGCATCTCCACCGGACCGCCGGGTGCACGGGACTCCATCACCGAAACATGCTTTGCCCCGCAGTGCTGGCAGTAGAAGGCCTGCCTGTCCAATTCCTCATCGTAATCCAGCTCTGCTTCCGTCTCTTTCTCACAGTTCTGGCAGAGGAACTTTGTAGTCATCTCCGGACCTCCTCTACCCATGAAACATTCAGCTTAGCCGGGCTTTACCAGGCTCCGAGGTATCCCATGCCCACAGAAAACCGATCCAGCAACACAGTGATGGCCGCTGTCCTGGCGCCATTCGATGCCGTCGCCGACTGCTATGACTCTGCCGAAGACGATAGCTTCCAGCCTGCCCATGATATTGGAATGCACAAGGACCTAGCCCTTACCCTCGGCCAGTTCCGGGCAGTTCGAACACTTCTGACCCAGCCAGCCCCTCAGCCCCACCCCGAGCCAATAGCGTGGATGGTTGGTACTGCCATCTGGTGGACCAAAGAAGAGGCGGAAAGGGATTCGGCTGAGGTTGGTCTGCCGGTCGTGGGGCTTGGCCCGATGACGGGATCGAGCGTGCCGGCTGTATCGATCCCCGATGGCTACTGCCTCATGCCCAGGCGGCTCACCGCCGAGAATGGCGCCAAAGCCCTGCTGCTTGGCGAGTTTAAGCTGGAGGTAACCCGCGAATGCCCCGAATGCCTCGAACTGGACGAGCCAGCAGAGGGCTGCGAGATCTGCGATGGCGAGGGTGAATATGCTCAGCGCCACACGATCCCGTGGGATAAGATCAAATTCATTTACAGCGAGGCCGTGAAGGGGCTCGCTCTCCAGCCGGATGTCCCCGGGTAGCGAACAGCTGGCAGGAGCACATTTGTACTCCGCCCAGCTGTAAACTCTTCCCTCTATTTCGAGCAGGCGGCGAGCTTCTCCGTTGCTGCCAGGCCCTCAGTGGCGATTCGGCGAGCGCGCCCCACGCCCCAGGCCAGTGCCCTGGTCATCGACTCGCCGGGACGTGAGTCGAAAGCCTCTTCGTGAAGGGCCATCCCGCTAGGTGCATAAATACCGATGAACATTTGCGTTTGTCCGGTCCGGGAGAGTCGGACTTGAACATCAACGTGCGTCCCATCGTCGAGCGTCTCGTCGTGGGTGCGGTGGTGAAGTGTAGGGTCGGCCCATTTCCAGAAAATGTCTCCACGAACTCTCATCTCACCCTCCTTCGGTTATTGTCCTGTTGAAAGGTAAAAGATAAGGCACAAAAGTTTGCAATCAAGTTATTCGGCGCACTGGACCTGTGCAACTGACGACCGGGTCGATAAGTTGTACAAATTTATTATTTTGTATAGGTAATTAACCGAAAGCTGTGCTTATGAGCGGCTTTTATCCGCCTCGGTTTGTTGCTCCAGTGACTCGGCGAATTCGATCCACTGTTCGAACGCCGCGCGGTGCGCAGCGCAGGCGGCGCGCCACTCCGGGCCGCCCAGGCGACCATACGCAACCTGGTTCATGGTGGTACTAGTGAGCGAATCCAGTTCTCGCAACAGCTTATAAGCTCGGTAACGCCTTTCGATATCCGGCATGTTCCGTCTCCCCAACTTTTGCACTGCAAGACAGAGCCTTTTTCCAGGCTTCTGCCCGATGGACCTGCCGGAATAGCACTTATTCCATCCTAATTTTGATTGTCCGCTGAATGGCGGCTAAGGAATCGTCATGCCTGAAGAAATCAAGCTGATCCAGCCGGCGCCGGTTGTGCGCGACGAATACGGAATGTACGAACACCCGGAGCTGCCCGACTTCGACGAAGGCGACGGCGAGAAGTGCAAGGCCTGGATCGCACAGCAGGGCCTGCATCTCGTCATGGTCCACCTGGAAACAGACGCGCCGGAGGAGATCGTAGATCGCTACTTCCAGTCCGATGAGCCGCACTGCGGCTACTGGGAACCGGGTAAGCCTGAAGGTGATGGCTGGTTCTGCCTCGCCATCCATGACACCGACGACGGCCCGGTTTGCTGGTGGGCGCGCCGCGAGGTGAAGCCATGAGCCGCAGCGGATACAGCGACGACTGCGATAACTGGAGCCTCATCTGCTGGCGAGGCGCAGTTGCATCGGCCATCAGGGGCAAGCGCGGTCAGTCCTTCCTGCTCGAGCTTCGAGATGCCCTTGACGCCATGCCCGACAAGCGCCTAGTCACCGACACACTGGAGGCCGACGGCCAGTTCTGCACCCTGGGTGCCCTCGGCGCCAAGCGCGGCCTCGACATGAGCACGATTGATGCTCACGACCGCGAGAGCGTGGCGCAGGCCTTCGGGATCGCAGAGGCACTGGCTGCCGAGATCGTCTACGAAAACGACGAGAGCCCAGGCAAGTTCGTGCAGGACGATGCGGGTCGGTGGGAGTTGATTCGAGATACGCCCGAAAGCCGATGGCAGCGGATGCGCGATTGGGTTGAATCCAACATTCAACAGGTGTAGCCATGACCCGAGAACAACGAAAGCAGGCAACCATGCGAACACGTCAGTGGTTTGCAGCCATTGTTCAGAACGCTGAGCCGCTGACCTCGATGCACTTCGACGACCTGACTGATGAGCAACAGGACTTGGTGCACATTGAGCAGCAGCGAATCGCGAAGCGAATCGAGAGGATGGTGGAGCAATGATGCGCCTCGCCCTCTGCCTCCTGCTGCTGGCCACCGGCGCCAGCGCAACCGAACTGCCGCCAGGCGTCTGGTCTTTCGAGGACAAGCCCCGCGGCGTTGTCTGCTACGTCATGAACTCGCTGGGCAACAACGCCATCAGCTGCGTGAAGGTCTGGCTGCCGCAAGTGGCCGGCAACCAGCGCCAGCTCCCCCCGCACGAAACACCACCCGAACCTACACCCGCACTGGCGCCTGGGCGCTGGATTGATGAGAGGTATCAGCTGTGAGCGCAGTGACTGATCAAGACGTAGAGTTCGCGCGAGCGGTAGTCGTCCTCGCGCGCCAGCACGGCATGACTGGAATCTCGATGGAGTTCCGGCAGAACTTCGACCTGGCCCAAGTGACCGGCTGCTACTGCGGCAAGCGGATCACCTGGTCAGAAGGCCGCCATGGTGACTCGGCCGACATCAAGTTCCGCACCGAAGCCGAAGCGTCGTTCCCTGAGCGGCCCGAGGTGAAGCCATGACCGACCTGATCGAAGTGAAGACGGCCGAACTGGCCGGCGAGGCCCTGGGGTGGGCCATCGGCAAGGCGGAAGGCCTGGACGTTTTCCTGGCGCCGCCGGAGTACGGAAACCCCTGGCGCGTGTTCGCCCGGTACCAGGCCGCCGCTACCCAGCACACCAAGCGCTACAACCCATGGGAGGACTGGTCCCTGGCCGGCGCCCTGCAAGACAAGTACATGCGCTTGGTAGAGCGGAGCGCGGACGGCGAGAGTGTTGCCATCACGTGGAGGCCTGGCTCGTGCCGTGAGGGTGAAGGCTGGGGGGATACCACGCCAGTAGCAGTGTGCCGATCAATCGTCGAGCTCATCCGCGGCGATACCGTCCAGGTGCCGAAGGAGCTGATGCCGTGACCAACTACCAGTTCAACCTGATACTGGCTTTGCTCTTCATGATCGCCGCCAACGGCACCGGAACACCAGGCGCTGCAGCTATCGGGTACACGATCGGCATTGCATGCGGCCTTGTCGCTCTGGTCTACGCCTTCTTGGGGCACAAATCATGATCTTGCCCCTGATGTACATGGCCTACCTGATCTACAGGGGGCCGCGATGATCCCGCGCAAAGGCTGGCTCCGGCGCCAGCTCGAATCCGGCCTGATACTGCTGGCCGCCTGGATCCTTGGTGGCCGCAATGTTGCCAGGTCTATGGTCGTCTCGCGCCGGGATAACAACCAGATGTTCGAGATGGACTTCCAGCTCCGCGACATCGCCCACCGCATCCGCCAGCAGTACAACTCCTAACCCCTCCCCCTACAACTCAAGCCCGCCGACATGCGCGGGCGAGGATTCCCTATGTCTGCAACTCAACGCTTCCACCAGACCGCAAACGACTGCCTTGAGCGTCTCGCCGCTGACCTCTGGCTCGGCGCCAAGCTTGCCCTGATCATCTACACCCCAGACCAGCCCGAGCAGGATATCGTCCTTAAGGACAGCGGCCTCAACGTCGACGAGGTGATCAGCACGCTCCGCCGGCGCGGCGGCCTCAGCCTTGACGGCGATAACGTCTACAAGCGCTCGGTCTGTGACGTCATCATCGGCGCCCTTGCCACAGGCAAGCAGAACAGCAACCCACCGCCAGCCGATCACTGGTGCCTGGAGTTCTGGGATATGGGCCGAGCCGAGGGCGCGCTGCAGGAAGAGCTGGTCCATGCCCTGCGCCTGGCCCGCAAAGAACTGGATGCCTGCCAGCGCGTTATCCACTACGCCGGCGGCTTCGATCCAGCCTACGTCAACGATGCCCAGGCAGCGCTCAAGGTAGCCGGCGCGGTCCTCGACAAGATTCCCGCCTGACACCAACCTGCCGCCACCGGCGGCGTGGAGACCATTCCATGGAAACCCAAAGTACCGGTGACGTCGACAAGGTCACCGAAAAACGCATGGCTGACCTGCTCGGCTGCACCAAGCGCTCCCTAGAGCACCGCCGCCAGCGCGGCACCATCCCCGAAGGCGTCTGGATCAAGCATGGCGGCCGGATCATCTACAGCAAGAAGAGGTATGACGAATGGCTGGAAAGCCAATGGATTTACCCCGAGGGATCGAAATCTTCCGTGGCTCCCTCCGCATTCGTTTCACATGGGACGGTATCCGTAGATGTGAAACGCTCCCCTACCCCGCGACACAAAAAGGCGTCAAAGCTGCATCCGTCCTTCGCGATCAGGTAACCAGCCTCAACAGGCTCGGGCTGCTCGACCAGGACAAGTACGCGGAGCTGTTCCCAGGCTCCCAAACCGTGGTCGGCGGCAAGCCGACCTTCGGTGAGTACGCTCAGCTCTGGCTGGATAGCCGCGAGATCACGCAAGGCACGCACAACAACTACAAGAGCGCATTGAACCTGTATTGGGTACCGCGCCTGGCCATGGTGCGTCTTGACCTTATCACCACCAGCCTGATCCGGCGCATCATCACCGAAACTGAATGGACCTCGGCGAACGTGAAGCGAAACGCGATCACCAGGTTGTCGACGATCTTGGCCGCCGCCGCACGCGAAGGGCTGCTGACCAAGAACCCAGCCGAGGTGATCGAGTTGCCGAAGCGGTCGAAAAAGGAAATTGATCCGTTCACGCTCGACGAGGCCAACACCATCATCGCCAAGCTCTACGAGCACAAGCACTGGCCGAGCCGGATTTATGCGGCGCTCTTCGAGTTCATGTTCTTCACAGGTTTGCGGCTCTCAGAAGCGCTGGCAGTACGATGGGATGTGATCGATGAGGAGAAAAAGACGGTGCACGTCAAGAGGACCGTCGCACTGGGCGAGGTTGAGGAAAGGACGAAGACAGGGAGGGATCGGTTCGTCCTACTGAACGAGAGGGCTTTGCGGGCGATCCAGTATGCCAGGGAGTACGCCGAGCGTCGCAAGCATGGGAAGGGATCGGTGACAGTAACGCCGTTCGTGTTCCCGCCATCGAAGAACGCGGAGTACGTGAGGCAGACGTCCGACCTGCACAAGCAGTGGGTGCCGGTGCTCAAGGAATTGGGTATCAGGCGTCGGCCCCCATACAACTGCCGTCACACCTATGCGACAATATGCTTAATGTCCGGCCTCAACCCCGCATTTATCGCCCAACAGCTGGGTCACAGCGTGCAAATGCTGCTGTCGACGTATGCCCGTTGGCTTAACTCAAGCTCCGACTGGAGCGAGCTGGAAAAACTCAAGATTGGTATCAAATCGGTATCAGCTGAAAATCCAGCGTCGTAAGTTACTGATAGGTAAGCCCTTTGATCTCCACCGCTAACATCACCATGCAGTT